ACGGTGACAACACAAAATCACCACATGCAAGCCCAAACAAAATGGGAGACGGCACTACTGCTAACATCGTAAAAGGCGGTGAAGAAAAGGGTGGCGACCATGCTGGTCTAGGTGACATGAATGCTAAAGAAGACAACGCAGGGAACAGAAACACTCCAGGCGGTATGTCTGCTAAGAAAGGCACAAAAAATGAGCCGGGCCATGGGGCTGAGAAAAAAGGTAAGCCCGAAAACGCAGCTGACAAGAAGTCAATGATTGGCAGCTAAGTAAGGACTTTATGAATGAGAAACTTACGAGAGCATATGACATTTGACCAAGCAAGAATGGTCGTCGAGTCTGCTAATGAAGGAAAAGACTTGTATATGAAGGGTATTTGTATACAAGGCGGAGTACGCAACGCTAACCAGCGTGTGTATCCTGTAAATGAAATTGGCAGGGCTGTCAAAACTCTCAACGATCAAATCAGCGGAGGTTATTCAGTTCTCGGCGAAGTAGATCATCCAGAAGGACTTAACATAAACTTAGATCGTGTATCACACATGATATCTGAAATGTGGATGGACGATGCAAATGGTTATGGAAAATTAAAAATCTTACCAACCCCAATGGGACAGCTAGTTAAAACAATGCTTGAAAGCGGAGTTAAACTAGGTGTTTCATCTAGGGGCTCTGGTAACGTATCAGAAGACGGTAGCAATACTGTTTCAGATTTTGAAATAATCACCGTGGACGTTGTGGCACAGCCAAGCGCCCCTGGTGCATATCCAACACCAATCTACGAACATTTAATGAATGCTCGAGGAGGATATAAGGCTTACGAACTAGCTCAGGCAACAAAACATGATGACAAGGCACAAAAGTATCTAAAGGAATCGTTGATTAACATAATCAACAAACTCCAGTAAATTAGGAGAAAGTAATGATAGATGCACTGAAAACACTCTTTGAAAATGACGTAGTTTCCGAAGAGATCAGGGCTCAAATTGAAGAGGCATGGGAAGCAAAGGTTCGCGAAAATAAAATGTCTGCGACAGCAGAACTTCGCGAAGAATTTGCTCAGAAGTACGAGCATGACAAGCAAACAATGGTTGATGCTATTGATAAAATGCTTGAAGAGCGTCTAGCTGAGGAAATTTCAGAATTTGCTGATGATCGTAAGCAACTTGCAGAAGCAAAAGCAAAATATGCTATTGCAATGCGTGAAAACTCAGAGCTTCTAAAAGGTTTCGTTGTAGAACAACTACAAAAAGAAATTAAAGAACTACATGCAGATAAACTAGCAATGCAAGAAAACTATGCAAAACTAGAAGAGTTTGTAGTTGACGCCCTATCAAATGAAATTGCAGAATTTTATGAAGATAAAAAAGATTTGGCTGAAACAAAGGTACGCCTTGTACGTGAAGCCAAAACACACTTCGCTAAAGTTAAGAAAAACTTTATCGAAAGAAGTGCTACAGCAGTATCTGAAATGGTTGGTAAACAACTTAAGAGTGAAATTACTTCACTCAAAGAAGATATTGAATCAGCACGTAGAAACGACTTTGGTCGTAAAATATTTGAAGCATTTGCAAATGAGTATAGCATGAGTCACTTAAACGAAAAGAGTGAAACTGCTAAACTTCTAAAAGTTATTGACACTAAAGACAAGCAACTTTCAGAAGCAAAAGCATTTGCTGCAAAAGCGAAAACAATTGCAGAATCAACAAACAAAGAAAAGCAGCGTTTGATTGAAGCAGCAAATCGCAAAGAGATTATGAACGAACTGGTTGCGCCACTAAGCAAAGACCAGCGCGAGATTATGACAGACTTACTGGAAAGTGTACAAACTGATCGCTTACGCAAGCAGTTTGACAAGTATCTTCCATCAGTTATTGACGGCGGGACTCCAGCAAAGCAGAAGGCAGTACTAGCAGAAGGCAAAGAAGTAACAGGCAACCGTGACGAAGTGTCACATACTAACGTTAGTAGTAAACCAGCAGATGATAGCAATGTCTTAGACATTCGTCGTTTAGCTGGCTTAAATTGAGGAGATAATTATGTCAGAACTACTAGAAAGTCGCTGGCAAGATACCAAAAGCGCACTTCTTGAAGGCCTAGCAGGCAATAAGAAAGCAGTTATGGCAGCTACTTTGGAAAATACACGCAAGTATTTGTCAGAGAGTGCTACAGCTGGTGCTACATCTGCCGGTAATGTCGCAACACTTAACCGTGTTATACTACCAGTGATCAGACGTGTGATGCCAACAGTCATCGCAAACGAATTAGTTGGCGTTCAGCCAATGACTGGTCCAGTGGGTCAAATCCACACACTAAGAGTTCGCTATGCGGACACAGCAGGCACAGGCGCAAGTGGCGCAGTTGCAGGCGAAGAGGCTCTAAGCCCATTCAAAATTGCTGAAGCATATTCAGGTAATACTACAAGTGGTAAAGCCGATGCAACAGCAACACTTGAAGGACAAGCTGGTAACAGAATGTCAATTCAAATCTTGAAACAAACTGTCGAAGCAAAGACCAGAAAGCTATCAGCTCGCTGGACTTTTGAGGCAGCTCAAGATGCACAGTCAATGCACGGAATTGACGTTGAAGCTGAAATCATGGCTGCTCTAGCACAAGAAATTACTGCTGAGATTGACCAAGAAGTTCTTGCTTCACTAGATACACTAGCAGGCACAGCCGCTGAAACATATGACCAAGCAGCAGTTTCAGGTACAGCTACTTTCGTTGGTGACGAACACGCAGCACTTGCAGTTCAAATCAACAGAGTTGCTAACTTGATTGCACAGCGTACACGCAGAGGTGCAGGTAACTATGCAGTTGTTAGCCCATTCGCGCTAACAATTCTACAGTCTGCAACAACTTCAGCGTTTGCACGTACAACTGAAGGTACATTCGAAGCACCAACTAATACTAAAATGGTTGGTACATTGAACAATGCAATGAAAGTGTATGTAAATACTTACAGCGCAGACAACGCAGCAGTACTAGTTGGTTACAAGGGTTCAAGCGAGTCAGACGCACCAGCGTTCTACTGCCCATACATCCCACTAATGAGCAGCGGTGTTGTACTAGACCCAGCAACATTCGAACCAGTCGTGAGCTTCATGACACGTTACGGATATGTTGAGCTATCTAACACAGCTTCTTCACTAGGTAACGCAGCTGACTATTTAGGTAAAGTTGCTATCACAAACGGCAACGTATCTTTCAGCTAAGTTTAAACTTAACTAAAACGAAAATAGGCCCTACGGGGCCTATTTTTATGACTAAATAATTATACGTTCATCCTACGGGACGGAAGTAGCATAAGGCGAAGGAACGCACTTTAACCTTTAACGAGGAGAAGTGTTATGAATAGATTCACTTTTTGGTGCTTTCAAAAACTCATCAAACAGCATCATCAAAAAAAAGTTAATTTTTTCTTAGAAAAAATGCAAAAAAGTGGTTGACATTTATTGCAGTGATGTTATTATTAATACTGTAGCAAGACGTTGTTACAAGGGTTGGCGCTAATAATCCTGTTTCTAGAGAGGATAAGCGCACTTGTTAGGGGTAGTGCCCGGCGTAGAGTTTGGAGACAAGCAGTGCGCTCACTGTCATACTAGACAGAGCAAGGTGCTAGACGTAACAGATGAAAGGTATCTAGACGTTTAGTTGGAGGTAAACCCAAGTCCTTCACCCACTTTTATTATAAAGCCCGATGCTTAACTGTGTCGGGCTTTTTCCTTTTGTGATAAATACTTGTGTTAAAGAGCGAACCTCTATAACGAGGACTTATGCGGATCCTACCGCGTAGACCCTAGAACGGCAATGTTAAAACAAAAGGAGATATAACATGGGACGCCCACTCAATAAAAGATACTTCGGTAGCCTTGCAACAGCAGACCAACGTGCAGCAGGTACAGAAACTCAAGAAAATATTCGTGCAGAAGCAAACCTAACTACAACAGGTATTGTAGACGATGCATTTATTGTTGCACAAAAAGGTTCAAACAAATTTATTTTAAGAAATAAAGCTGGAGATGCAAACTCACAAACTGTTTGCCGTCTAGTAAATAAAGCAACTGCTGCATTATCAGCAGGCGAAATGGTTTTATTTGGTACTGACGGAACAGGAAGTAGAATTCCTTTGAAAAAAATTACAGCACGTAAAGCTACTGATTATAATAACACCAGATACACATGGGAAGTGCAAGACGACTCTACTGAAACTGTAATTGTTCTTACAGCACTATAAGATAATAAGGTAATAATATATGTCTAAGTTTCTTAAAATACCAAACGGTGATTATAAAATCCAAGTCCAAAATAGTGGCAACATTATTTTAGATACAGGGTTTGAAACTGGACAAGTTCGTATTACCGGAGACCTCGTTGTAGAAGGTGATACTACAACTGTTCAGTCTGAAAATATGACGGTTAAAGATAATATAATCGTACTAAATGAAGGCGAAGCAGGAGTCGGTGTCACCTTAAACGAGTCTGGTCTTAGAATAGATAGAGGTGCTCTTGTAGATACCTTTATGGTTTTTGATGAAGATTTAACATGGACTGATCCAGCTACAGCAACATTGAAAACTGGAGCGTTTGTTTTTAAGGACCAAAACGGCGGAGCAATTGGGTTGAGATGTACAAGTATCTCAACTGGCGGCGGCGATTTGTATCTTATTAATAGAAGCAACGGTGTAATAAGTGTTACCGGAACAACTAATTACGAAAATAATGTAACAGACGATGATCACATACCAAATAAAAAATATGTAGACGACGAGATTATTAATGCGTTTGCTACAGTTTTCCAAGCAAGAATCGGCGAAGGTGTTGTAGATCCTTCCTTTGTTGAAGTAAAAGATAATGAAGATACAACACTTCCTAGTGTTATTGAATTTGGCATCGATAAT